TAAACAATACTTTTTAGCCTTTGCCTGTATGTTGGTTAGAAAACCCATCGGAACTTCTATTATATTACAACCCAACTCTTCAGCCGCATCTGTCAACCAATATCTCTTTCCTTGTGGAACAGTCACAGTACACTTCCTACCCATGTCCTTACACGCATATGCTAGTGATAACTGAGCATATCCTTGTCTTGGTGAAGCATAAACAAACTCCTCTACATCAGGTTTGTTTTTGACATAAACAGTAAATGCCCGTCTCTTCGTACCACCATCGAGTAGGTCATCACGAACAACCCAAAAACTACCATGTTCTTTTACCACTGGTTTTGGTAAGTCTACCTCGTAATCTATCTCGTCTAATTTATAATCTAATATATCCACTAAGGTTTATGAAAGATAAATATTGGTTCATATTTTACAGTAACTCCATTGACATCAACTTTATTTTTGACGTTAGATTGGTCAACACCAACCATAGATGCCATTAACATCTTCAACTTACCTTGATATTTACCACCAAGTGATTCTATAATATCAATTGAGTCTTGTTCTAATGGATGAAAAGTGTCTTTACCTATCTTGATATCAGCGATGTTCCAAAGTAGATATCTGTCACTTTTAAGACTCTCGTAAGCGTTTGTCAATGTTGGTTTAAGAAAGTTATCTCTCCAATCAGAGTACATCGGATAAGCCTTAAATGATTGTTCATCATCATCTGAATATTGTTCTCTATCAAAATAAGGTGGTGAAGTGAATACCATATCTAACTTACCTTTATATTGTTGATAATCAGGATGGTCACCGACATGTTCAGAACCTAACTGAAAATAATGATAAGTATTTTTTGGTTCTTCCCAAAACGGATTTGTTTCTAATCCATGTTCATTGAAGAAGTCAGCAACATACTCGTATCTTGACTTATCTATCTCATCTATCCAATTATCCGTATTCGGGTCTGTTCCAATATAATGTATCCTCTTCTTGGAAGCCATAGCACCAAGAATCCTACCACCCCAACCACTTGAAGGATCGTAAATGTTTAGTGGTTCATCTTGTTTGATATGGTCTGTATACTTCTCGTATAATAATCTAGCAGTAAGTGGGGGGAAGTTAACTGCTGGTTGTGAGTTCAAACTCAACCTAAATATCTGAAATGCTGATGGGAATAGTTTCTTATGAATATTGTAGTATCTAATCATAAAAACATTTCTCTTTAGTTTACCACCCTTCGTAGAAACATGGTCATCTAAATCTTCAACAGACATCAACTTTTTTAACGTAGGGCACCATAAATTGGTAACCATCTCATCAGTAATTAATCCCTTATCATAAGCATACTTTATATCATCAGACGATAAAGTCACATATTGTTTAAGATACTCTTCCTTGTGAGACTTAGAAATCCATAAACGGATATCTTTAAATTTTAATTTATTGTCGTGATAATATTCTAACCACTCTAATGCTGACTCTTCGTTCCAATATGGTAGTCCACCCTTATCATTTTCTTTTCTATCTAAAGATACAGATTTACTGAAACTATACATAGAGTCTCTACGAACTCCCCTTCTCATAGACCTAAAGAAAAGGTCTTTATTCGAGTCTTCTTTAATTCTATCATAGATTGAGTTAAGTCCAACATCACCAGTATCTCCAATACGAGTTTTCATCATAGTTGGGAAGAATTGGTTGACACCATTAGCAAACTTATTAAAGTTCTTAATTACATTCCTTTGACCATCGTCAGCTTTTTCTATGAAACCATGTATGTCATACTCTCTGAGTTTCTTGAATGAACTAATTATCTGGTCAATGTTCTGACCAACCATCGGTGGTGTACCACGCTCATCCCAATCTTCAATGATAAACTGACGAGCTTCTTCAATCCACTCGTCAAGTTCTTCATCAGTTTTTAGGAACAACTCATGATAAGTTATATTGATTTTAGAATCAATGATACCACTTTTTTCATAGTAGTATTTACTCATCACCTACCTTTTTACGGTATAATTTAGCATCGTGTTCGTCACGAGCTAAAAACTTAGTTCCATCTTTTAAGGTGAAAGTCTTGTAGTCTTTCCATTGACCTTTACTTTTCTTTTTTGCCATTATGTAGCTCCTCTTGTTCTAAAATCCATTCTTCATAGATGTCATCTACTTGTTCTTCGGTTAATCCTCGTTTATCGTAGGCATCTTTTCTTGTCATCATAGTCATAGGTACATCAGATAGATTGTAATCCCTACCATATGTATCCACGAATATCTTTTCTTGCAACCAAGTTGGTTTATATTCTCGATATGTCATTATCTACCAGCTCTTTTTTTACCATCCTCATACATGTACTTTACAAATGCGTAAAATACAAAAAAGGTAAAAGCAATTGGTGGTAGATTAAAGTAAATAATCATTCCTATATCATTCATGGTTTATCCTTTATTTTAATTGTAATTAATTTACGAAGATTTTGGTAAATAGTCAAGCACTTTTTCTTTAAATTTTACAATACCCTTTCCAACATTCTCTTCCCAATCATCATTTGCACTTTCATCAGCTCCATCAGAAATATACTTAAAAGATATAAAAGGGACATCATATAGGTAACACACCTTAGCAAGAGCGTATGCTTCCATATCTACAACTTCACCATAGTAATTACTTTTATCTTCCACAAAATTATCACCACTACCACAAGTTGCTTCTTTACCAATCGGATTAAACTCGATGTTTTGTTGTTGTATTATAAATGGTGGGTCCTGTTCGAATGGTGTTTCACCTCTTAAAAATCCAAGACCTGTAACATCCATATCTCTTTGAATAAACTTAGTACAATCTATCAACTTACCTTTCTTATATTTACGACTTCCAGCAGTTCCATAATTTATCACCATATGATAAGGAATGTGACTACCAAGTTTACCAAACTTTCGTGTAAGTGCAAATGTAGCATTTACCTTACCAACACCTGTATATAACACTTCATAATCATCTAACTGACCTTGAGTCTCTTGTGGTAGAGCACAAACTATCAGTATCTTTTTTTCTATATTTCCATAACCCATTAAATTTGTATTTCCCTCTGTGTGTTTAGGTTCGTATGGACACATTAAACATCCATGCCCACAGCAATAACCTCTTTCTATTAAAAACTCCCTTGATAACATTAGTCATGACTTAAATCTATTTCATGTTCATCCTCGTATGTTTTCAAGATTCTCTTAACCAATGGATGTCTAACACAATCTTCTCTATTAAATGCCATGTGATTAACACCCTTGACACCTTTTAATCTAAACCAAGCATCATAGAAACCACTCTTCTCGTATGCTGTAACTCCGTTAGCCTTGAACTTGTCACATTGTGACATGTCACCTTGTATAATCATCTTACAATTTTCAGATATTCTTGTCATCAAAGTCTTGATTTGCATCGGTGAAACATTCTGAGCCTCGTCAAGTATCACATAACAATTCTCTAAGTTAACTCCCCTCAGAAAGTTTAACACTCCAATCTCTAATTTATTATCCGAAATCATCTTGGTTGCTCTAGCCTTACCAATAATCTTGTCTAATATTGTAAAGGTGGATTCATTATATTGTTGTATCTTTTGACTCAACTCACCTGGTAAATACCCCAGCTTATCTTCATTACCAACGTCTACGGTTGGATTGATAATAATAAGTTTATGATAAGGTGTCCCTCTTCTTAACACATCTTGTAGAGCTCTATAGATGGACACATAAGTTTTACCAGTCCCAGCTATCCCATGACACAATACAAGTTGAGTATCTTCCTCTCCTATTATATTGTAGAATATGTTTTGATTTGCTGTTCTCGGATTGAAATTGTTTACTATCTTTGGTATGGCACCGATTGTTTTTCTAGGCATATTTTACTACTGACCTCACATTTAAGTTAAAGTTATCGATTCTTGGAACATATTTCAAATCAACTAAAACTAAATTACCTACCACTTCGTACCCAGCCTTTTCAGCCAAATTATTAGTTGCCTGTAATGTCCCACCTGTTGCTAATACATCATCAACTATAACCACTTGACCATTACCTGGTTGTAATTCTAACGTAGCAGTTCCATACTCTAAATCATATGTCTCACTAACAAATTCGCCAGGTGTTTTACCTTGTTTTCTAGCACATACTACACCACCACCAAAATAAGTGGCAAGTGCTGAAGAAAAAAGATAACCACGAGAGTCTATCCCAATCCAATAATCTGGTAACCTAACTTGTCTACCCATATCCACAAGAGCAGACCTAAATGTCTCTTGGTCTGCAAGTAATGGTGATATATCTTTAAAGTCAATTCCATCTATTGGAAAGTTCGGTACTTCTTTTATAAATTCTTTATACATTTTGTTCCTCTTTACTTTAGTTTAGGTCCTGCCACCCACACGACCAACGATTTTCTTACCCCCTTAGTTACAGGATGAACTCTGTGAAACGTATTTGATGGAAACATTATAGCTTCATTCCTTTTTGGTTTCAAAAACTCCCCACCAGGAATTAATAATTCAAGTTCACCACCATCAAAATCATCATTCAGTAAAATAGACAAACTTATCTTACGATGATTGTGTCCAACCCCATTATCTTTATGCCATCCATAATGTGGTTTTTTATATTTTGATGAATCATAAGTAGTATATTGACACAAATCAACAAATCCAGTTATGGTGTAGTTCCAACCATTTGTATTACAGGTAGCCGTCCAAATAGAATCATAAATCCACTTTGTTTTGTCATTGTTTTCAAGCCATCTAATATCTGATGATCTCCATCCTTTGTCTGTGTTAGCCTCGTTAGACATTGTCCCCTCTACCAATGGAAAACTCTCACATATTTTAATTACTTCTTCTACTTGATTATCTTCAAAGAAGTTCGAAAAGGTATAAAATGGTACGTCAAAATCACTAGCCCCACCAAAACTCCACTCTTTAGGACCTCCCCAAATGTAATGTTTGTTATTCCCATCCATGAGCTTCAGACCATATTTCTGTTATTTTTGGAAATGTTTCATGCATTAATTCTAACAACACCTTGGCATATTCTTGTATCTCTATCTGTGATGTCTTTTCGTTTCTCAACTCAATAAAATTCATGATTGCCTGAAATGATGCTGTCCAATAAACTTCGGTGTATTGTGAAAGTGGAAGTATAGCTCTAGCTTGTTCTTTTGCAACTCCCAAATCATTAATAAGTCTATTGTACATATTAACTGTGGTGGATAATGCAGTATCATAGTAGTGTTTAGCCCTTGAGTTATTTTCTGACTCTAAAACACCCTCACTTGCCTGTTTGTTATCCTCTGATTGTTTTCTCCATATTTCTGGTATGTAAAACTCCTCTACTGGTACATAACGACCACTAATCTCATTCCACGCATGGTCTTTGGTAGATGAGTTGGATGTTGTCTCAATCCCAACCACATGTTTGTACCATTGTCTCATTACAAACTCAGGTGCCTTAATATGAAACTGAACTTGTAAATGTCTAAATGGTGAGTAATGTTTGTGTTTAGCTAAATACTTGACTAACCTTCTATCAGATGCTGACCATACTGATTTTCTTTTACCGAATGATACACGAGCAGAGTTAACTACGGTTAAATCATTACCGAGTGAATCCACTACTTCTATAAATCCTTTATCTAGTACAGATGATTTAATCACTTACCTTGTCCCCTATATTTCTTTTTGAATCGTTTTGAACCAACTCGTGTACTAAATTTTGTACCACGGCCTTGTCCTTGTCTCGTTTTCTTCTTGGCTTTAGTCCCACCTACATCAGAACCAAAGTGTTGTTTTGCTTTTGCCATATAACCTCTTATTTCATTATTAAATATTTACTGATTAGTAACCCATCAATGTCATTTTCTAAAAATGTTTTTATTGCTTGGTCTGGTGAGTTAACTAATGGTTCATTCACATTAAAACTTGTATTCATAAAAACAGGAACCTCTGTCTTTTGTCTAAATTTATGTAATGCATCATAGATAATTTTATTCTGACTTCGGTTTACTGTTTGTGGTCTACAACTATTATCAACGTGAACAACTGCTGGTATCTTATTTCTCCACTCTTCTTTAACCTCACTAGCCATCAACATAAATGGTGACTTATGTTTAGCATTAGTTATCTCAAATAAAAACTCCTCAGGCATTACTGGTGCTAGTGGTCTCCACCATTCTCTCTTCTTGATTCGATTCACCCTCTGTAGATTTTCTAATTTGGTTGGATTTGCAAGTATACTTCTATTACATAATGCCCTTGGACCCACCTCAGATTTTCCATTAAAATAACCCATCACACAATCCCACTCATATAAACAATGTGCTAATGCATCTGAAGGATCGACCACGTCATAAATCATACCATTTCTATCCAAAGAATCCAAAATCTCTTTGTCTGTATAGTAACTACCATGATAAGCATTATTCATACTCAAGGATGGAAATTCATTGGTATGTTTTTTGTGTGATAAAATAGCAGAACCAAAGGCTACACCAGAGTCGTGAGAAGCAGGTTGAATGAATATATCACCCTCTACCTTTTTCTCTAATTTACCATTAGTAGTACAATTTAAAAAACTACCACCTGACAGACAAAGATTCTTACTATCGTTGTATTTAAGTAGATTTTCGTAATTATGAAGCACAAGTGTCTCAAAAATATCTTGACCTGTAGCAGCCAAATTTAAGATTCTTTTTGATGGTAACTTACCCTCACCAGCTTCATGAAAATCTCTTAACTCTTTTTTATAGTCATCATCATCTAATATATTGGCAACTATTTCATTATAATTATTGGTAAATGGATATCTGAAACCTAAATCGTCTTCTCTATATCTCATCGGAAGTAATTCATAATCAACTTTACCATAACAAGCAAGTCCCATAGTTTTACCCTCACACCCATGTGTATCAAAGGCAAGAGCGTTGGTGATTTGTTCATAGAATAAACCAAAACTTGTTAAAGCATTTGAAAAAGAAACAGTCTTCATCTCAAGACCATCCCAAAAACCAAACAAACTTGATATACCACCACCATCTCCATCTATAGACATGTAGTTAGTATCCGCAAAACCAGATGGTATGACACTACTTGCAACGTGGGAAGTATGATGGTCGAACCACTCTATTTTGTATGGTTTAAATCTTGCTCGATTTTTCCCATCCAAGTGTTCAATACTCCATTCATTCATCAACCAATTTATTGTACCATACTCCGAATCTAAAACGTCTTTTGGATAAGCACCACACCAATCAGTATCGTTGTAACCAGACTTTTTAGCGAAACGTGGACTATGTCTTCTACTTATCTCATCAAGTCTCGAAAACCCAACAGACACGAAATCTATATCTTCTGGTTTTAGATTAGCAACCTTCAGACAATTGGTTGCTGCGTTTTTTGGTGGTAAGATGTTATCACCATCTTTAGAGAATTTAAATCTGTTGTATCTTTCCTCTTCTGACCAAGAAACCAAGTCACCATCAATCAACAAACATGCAGCTTGATTGTATGACAAAAGAGGTGTTATTCCTAATATGACCATATTTTTTTATTTATCTTTTTTTTCTGAAACTTATTTTTGGAGGACCAACTCGCCTCTTCAACTCTAATAGTGATGTCTTTTTATCAAGAACCAAAGACCTTTTTCTTTTCTCCGTGGTATTCGTAGGCATGTCCATTCTCCTTTAATAACTCATTAACTGACTTCTCGTGTCCCTTGACGAATAGCTCACCAAGTACACGACCATACTTACCTCTACCATGTGATATGATACTGAACTTACCCTCATCTGAATTTTCCAATAGGTCTTTTACATATGCTTTTGCTTCTAAACCTTTGGCTTTTTCTTCTAAGTCTCTTGTTCTACTTTCCCAAGTATCGACTCCATAAAATCTGATTCTTGACTTTACCCAAACATCAAATCCTAAATCTATCATAGCGTCACAAGTGTCTCCATCGACAACCCTCACTAATTTACAACTATAACCATGTTTCTTTACTTGTTTACCCATTACTATCTCCTGGTAATTTTCTTCTGTAGTTTAGTCTTCGCTTTCTTTAAAATTTTCTTCTTCTTCTCGTGTCTAGCCAAAAGTATTTCATCTTTAGTTCTACGTTTTGCTTTCTTTTTGGGTTTTATTTTGGTGGGTGGTAAAGTACCTTTTAAATCAGGTTGTTCTTTACCCTTGTGAAAAACATTACCATCCTTATCAACAAACTCCTTCATAAAGTGCCATCCAGCAGGACGACCAGTTGATACTCTTTTTGGTGTGTTTTCGATTGGGAACATTTTGTCCATTCTAGCCATAAATGCTCTACTACCTATAACGGATGTAGCTTCTGTACTTACATTCTTAACTGGTTCACCAGTAACTTTACAATCCATGTACGCTACACCATCTATGAAATAACCTCCATTCATTTCAAAACTCCTTTGTTTGTTTTTTGGTTTTCGTTTCATAACAATAATATACTTTAAAATAACTATTACTGTCAAGCATTAAAAATCATAAAATTCTGCATCTATTATTTCCATGCAGATATACCATTCTTGGTTTTTTCGTAAAATAGTGTCGGCCAATCTCCATTGACTCTTTAACTCTTCAGTAGAAAACGAAGTATTGACCGACACAACACCGAGAACGATATAACCTTTGTCACCTACGGTGACTATTCTCACTTGATTTTCACGATGTTCTTCTTCGGTAGTTCGGGTTCTACTTTCGGAATTTCTATAGAGAGGATTCCATCTTTAAAATTAGCACCAACACTATCCCCATCTAAGTGTTCACCTAATGTAAACGACCTTCTAAACGAGGAATGTTTTAACTCTCTTGTAATACACTTACCACCATCTTCTTCAAAACCATGTTTATCACCTGATATGGTTAGTACATTATCCTCTACTTCTACTGATACATTCTTCTTATCCAATCCAGGAATCTCAGCTATGATACCAACTTTGTCATCGTATTCATATACATTTACTTTGGGATAAGAACCTTTGTTGAAAGATACTCCAACTTCCTCTTTGAACGTTGGAAACTGCCTGTCTATTAGGTCATCAAATATCCTATCAAAAGGTGTTAAAAATTCATCTCGGCTGAGATGTTGTGGATTTACTATTATTCTATTCATTGTATTCTCCTATACAGTTATTCATTTGAACTAACGACATCCCACTTTGTGGCGATGTTCTTACCTATATTATACAATGATTGTACCAAACTTTTTGTTGTGACAATATGACAGATTAATTAACGACATGTGTGTCAATATTACTAATAATCAAACCCTTCGTCTGGATTACTTGGTTCGTCTTTCCACCATTCGTATTGTTTACCTTCTCGGTTTGCCAATTCTCTTTGTCTGTCATAATCTGTTTCACTTAATACTTTCCATAACTTATCAAATTCTTTTTCTTCTATCTGTTTTCTACCTACAAAATACATTTTTGCAGCATCTACACCATATCCACTATGTAATTCTGCCTTACTAACTATATTATCATACTTGTCAACAAGAAGCCATTTCATGATTATCCCCTATTCATTATCTACCACTTTCACTTTTATTGAATCCAAGAAATGATGTCCACACTCATCTGTGTAACCACCATATATAGTTATAGTTTTCTCTATGAACTCTTCCCAAACAGCAAACACAACTTGACCATCACCATTCTCATCTGTCATACTTGCTGGATTAACTAAACTTGTCCATTGACCAGGAACTATCTGATATTGATAATCGGAGTCCCATTGGATATGTTGCGACCACCCACATTCTGTCTGACAACTCAATACAGTGTAGGTTTGTGCTAAAGAGGAATCATATTCTAACTCATAAATACCATTTGATTGTGGTAGGTTTGATGATATTTCTAAACCACAATAACAATCTTCTTGTGGTCCTAATGAATTATCTGAACAACCTATAACTAATAAACTTAGAGTTAAAAATAACCTTTTCATGTTTTATTCCTTTTCTATTTTAGTATCTTTCATTTTTATAATTTTTAGTTTAGTTTCTTCTAACCACTTTATCCACTCGTCTATTTGCGTGATAATTTTTATTTTATCAACATCGTGGTCTTCATTATCTAGTATTTTATCTACCCATTTCTTAATCATGGCAAGATAACCTGATAACCAAGTGGCAATTTCTTTTCTCTCTGTATCCCATACACTCATCATATTACTCCTAAAGTTAACACTAAATAGCATTATGAGTCAAGCACTTTATAAACTATTTTTATATCGTAAGATGTGGTTGTCGTCCACTCTTTTACTAACGGAGTAAAGGATTGATTGTCTGACTCTTTTATTTTCATTTCCTTACCTATAAATATCATAAAGAGTATTCAAAACCAATTTTGGCTTTGTAGAACTCCTTACCTTGTAACTTTGAAATCTCACCGAGATTGTATATTCTTAGCTTGTCGGTAATCTTCCAACTAATTTTGAACTTATCTTCGAACTCAAAAGTATCTCTCTCATCCTCTTGACTTGGTGGAAAGTATCCATCAAATGAAACATCAACTTCTACTTTATCATCGTAATACTTTTTCTTTTTACTCATACCAAAAGAAAAGAATGTCTCAAAGTTTTTACTGAATACATCATCACTACTATTACGACTCGTGAATCCATACGACCAATCTTTCCATTTATTACGCCAGTCCATCTTCAGATATTTTACCCCTTGACTTTCCTTGTTCATGTATTCTGGTTTGAAGTAAACACCATTTTCTAACTTAGCCCAAAACAAATCGTCTATGTAAAACTCTCCGAGTTCTCTTTCCCATTGACGATTGATATGAAAGTTACTGTGACTTAATCCAACACTAACTTCATAGTCATCAGGATTCGGTTGTACATTTGGTGTACGAGCAGCAAAAGAACTGAACAACATTACACCAGCTAACAAACTATCTAAAATCACTTTAGTCTCCTATTGAAAAACTCATCAATAAAACCCTTACCAACGTACATTACTGTTATCCACAATGATATTTCAAGTACCTCTCCATATCCAAGATAATTTAAAGCCTCAATGTCCATTTATTTCTTTCTCCTAGTTGATTTTACACCAGCTTTTCTTTTCTCGTATTTTCTCTTTCGTGGTTTCTTGACTCGTCTGTCTTCACCACTTCTCTTTTCTACTATTGATTTACCTAAGATGGCGATGATAACATCATCCATCACTTTTAAGAACTTGTTCATTTTTCTCTCCTAACTTTGGTTTAATGTAAAGTTCATCGTAACAATTAAGACATAATTGACCAGAACCATCTATGTATCCTATTCTAAAATCAACATGGTCTTCTACATCATATGTGGTTTCTTTTTTACAAGTTACACATAATTCTTTCATTTATCCTTTCCTTTTAGGTCGTCTAATATAACGGCCTCTATTTCTTTAGCTAACAATTTTCTTGCAGCTTCAGAACTTAAATTAAGTTGTCTATCCTGATATCTCTTTAATACTGACTCTATCAACTTTCTCATATTCCTAATATATCCTCATCTTTCTTTTTTCTTGGGTATGTTATTGTCTTAGGTCTATAACCTATTGACTCTAATAAATATTTAGATACTTTGTTTATTCCTAAGGCAATATAATAAAATATACTACTGATAAAAAGGGATAATCCAATGTAAATAATCGACTCTTTAATCTGTTGTATTATTTTATCTATATTCTTCGCCAATTTTCCAGTAAGCTCTTTCATAATCATTTATTGTAGGTTCGGTTGAATAATAATAAAATGCGAGGGATTTTCTAGCCACATCAGTTGGACACTTTATAGGATTTGGATATCCATGTGGAACACCATCAATAGCAAAAAGAATAGAATTGTTCCCTTTAAAAGTTACCTCGTTTATCATGTGTTTTAAATCATTTGACCATATCTGTAAATCACCACCCCATTCTGGTAACCACTCTTCGTTTATATAAATTAATAAATTTAAATGTCTGTATAACTTCTGACCAGCTATATCTGGCGTTCCATATTCACCAGCAACATCTTCCCATTTATCCATAAACGAATCAAAATTTGTGTAATCATGATGCACATTTAAAAAACCACCACTCAAAGTACGATGACATCCACCACCACTTAAACTATTATCTGGTATTATATTTTTATATCCAGTCACATAAGATAAATAATCTAAGAAATCTTTACTATTAAAATACTGACAAACCCTTCTTATCATCGGTGGCATAGAGTTCATGTCTTGAACATATTGCTTGTCTTTAGAATTATTATGGTCGTCACCCCACCAATTTAAATCATAATCCATCTCATCTTCTATTTTTCTAATAACATTATTTTTCAGAATATTCTCCATAATAACGTATCTTGGAGAAGAACCTTGAAAACTTTTTTTATAATTCTCCACGTTTTCATAAGTAACTCTATTTAACATTAGAAATGCCACCCCATTATAACAAAATGAAAATACAAATAACCTGCAACAAAAATTAGAAACATTTTAAAATAATCCCATAACTCATCATTACGAGTATAACTTATAGGTCTTTTCTTTTTTTCGACCTCATCCCATTTTCCTAACCTACCCATATACCATCCACATCGCTATCATGTATCCTATACCCATACCTATAAATATACCCATGATAATGTAACTAATCTGTTCTTCAGTTTGCATATTTCTTCTCACGAAAAAATCCACATCACTAATTTATAGAGTCCATACCACATCAACACAGACATACTTGGTATAAAAATTAAATATACGAATACTCTTAGTATCGTGTCTTTGAAATTATCATCTGGTTGTAGATGTTTTTTTCTGTTCATTTCCATGTGCATTCCTTCAATCCAATTCATTGGTTGACTAGGCCATGGCCATTCTTTGTCTTTATTTTTTTCCATCCGTATTGTTCCCTAATATATTGTCTAACAAGTTCTCCTAATTGCATATCATTAGGATTATCTTCAACTAATTTTCTGACTACTTTTATGGGTTTCATTACCACTCCTCACGTCTTCCGAAGTTGTTTTTTTCTATTCTCTTTTTCAAGTGTCGTTTGTACCACACTAAGAATAAATATTTCTGTACTCTATCAACCATGTAACTCAAGATACTTAGCAACAGCCAACTCCTTATGTTTAGCTTCAATCATAATATCAATATCATGACCATAATTATCAATATAATCGTATACATAATCAGAATGGGCTTGAGGTCTAATGGATTCGTCAAGTCGTTCCTTACTGCGACTCTCGCTGTAGTGTACAACAGGTACAATATCCTCTGGCCAAGTTGATATAGCCATTTCCAAAGCCTCTCTCTCCGATAGTCCACCATCACAAAATCTGTGGTGATGATAATCGAAAACAATAGGTATCCCAATACGTTTGTATACTCCATAATATAAGTCCTTTACTGAATACATTGATGCCTTGTCGTCATTCTCAACAGTCAAACGAGTCTTAACTGAGTCTGGTAATCTGTCAAAGTTTTTACAGAATCTCTCCATAGAAGATTCTTTGTCTCCGTAAGCACCACCAATGTGTATGTTAATTTTGTTATATGGTGTACGAGTCAAATTCATCATATCAAATGTGTCACCATGCATTGTCAAATCACCAACACAATTTTCTACAACGTGTTCATGTGGGGAAGTTAGAACATTGAAAGGACCTGGATGACATGTAATTCTAACACCATGTGTATCTACCTTAACACCAGCAGAATGTAGATACATTTGTATCTGTTTCAAATCTTTTAGGTCTTCCCATTCATACTCAGACTTCCAAGGTGCAAGTCCACTCGTGATACGAAAGAACTTGTAACCATTAAGTATATTCCAATCAATAATTTTATCCAAGTCCATAGCATTTGCCAGAGCAATTTCACTAGCATAATCAACACCCTTAGTTTGAAACGTTCTCTTAATCATACTACGACCTGTAGTGATTGGTTTCACTCCCTTTTCCTTACCACCATACTTCTGAGGATAACTCAGCTGCATGTTGATACAAGCATAACCTATATTCATTTTATTAAATTACTCCATTGTAATAACTTAAGTTTCTTTATCTGAACTCTGTTGTTCAAATCTCTACTACTTAACATTCCTCGATTTTTCATTAACTCTATCATACATAAAACATCGCCTACTTCCTCTATAAGTCTGTCATTGTTTTTGTAATCCTCACAACGTATAGCTTTACTACAAGCCTCAATCATCTCACCACATTCCTCCATAGTGATTACCAACAATTCGGTCTCATAGTCTAACTTTTTGTTTATTGATTTTTCTTTTGTCATTTAGACTCCTCTTTCTTGATACAAATATTCTAATAATACTTTGTCTGTTGGTGTGACACTCATGTTATTCATCTGAAATATCTCCCAAGAGTCACTCGCATATTGCCCAATTCCATGTAATTCTTTTACATCACTAAATCCATTTACCCACATCCAACTAAACTTTATCAGAGTCTTAGCTCTCCTTCTATATAAACCCAATGGTTTTAGTATCTCTGATAATTCATCTTCATCAGCTTCCATCATCTCATACTCCGTTGGATACTTACTGAATAGCTCATGTCTAACTCCATCCACTTGTTTTCGTTGAGTTAGGTTTAGTAATATACAACACACCAACATCTTCCAAGGATCTTCTTGGTATATCTCTTGTAGTAACGGTCTTTCTATTTCCCTATACAGCATTTCTTATACTTCTTTCCACTACCACATGGACATGGTTCGTTACGACCAACCTTCTTATCTTTAACAATAGTAGTATTTACCTTTCTATCCATACATACGACTCCGTTCAGGTGGTCAATTTCGTGTTGAACACATACGGATTCTAAAGTCCTTAACTCTGTATCTTGTTTATTACTTTGTTCTTTTTCCCAACTACCTTTAGTATCTTTCGGTGTATCCGCTCCACTAAAATACCAATTGCTCTCGGATTGTTCTGTGGATATAATTACGTCTCTGTATCGTTTGGTGTGTACTCCTTTGCCTGGATAAGATAGACAACCCTCATAAAAAGGAATCTCAGTTTCCTTCGATATAATCTTCGGGTTGATGAGTACCAAAGGTTCACGAACATTGACAACGG